GAAGCGGCGGGAAAGGCCACAGAGGGCGACGTGGGCGTTTATACGCACAAGTTCAAGCGTCCCTTTGAGTACAGCGGCGCGACCTACACCGAATTGACGTTCAATTTCGAGCGGTTGACCGGGCGGGACATGGTGGCCATTGAAACCGAAATGCAGATGAACAACGAATACGCCCTTTCGCCCGAAATCTCCCGCAACTTCCAGAGCAAGCTGGCGGCGCGGGCCGCGGGTATCGGAAGCGACGTGCTGGACGCTATGCCGTTGCCCGAATTTAACCGCATTACCAATGCGGCGCGGGATTTTTTACTGTCTACGGGCTATTAAAAAGCCCGGCCCGCTGGTGGCGGCGGGAATGTTACCGCCTTGCACGGGCGACGAACACGCCGATTCCGTTTTGGTTAGATATGACCCCGGCGGAAATTATGACGTGGATTCGTGACATAAACGCCGCCGCCGCGGAGGACAGAGAACGCGCAAGGAAAGAACAGGCGCAAAGGGGGTGAAAATTTGGCGGGAAGAAAAGAATTTGAATTGCTTTTCAAACTGCAAGCGACGCTGGGGAGCGGGTTTAATTCCAGTTTTAACAGCGCAATGAACGCTTCAAGACAGTTACAAGGCAATCTTTCCAAAATCAACACACTTTCCGGGAAGATCGAGGGATTCCAAAAGCAGAGCGCGGCCCTGCAAGCGAACAAGGATAAGCTGGCGCAACTGACAGAGGAACACGACCGTTTGCAACGCGAAATGAGCCAAACGGAACAACCGTCGGAAGCCTTGCGGCAGAAGATGGAGCGGAACGCCCGCCAGATTGAACAGACAACCGCCCGAATCGAGGAACAGGAAGCCCGGCTGGGTGAATTGGGAAACGAATTGCGCGACGCAGGGATTGACACCGACCATTTGACGGAAGAGAACGAACGGCTGGCCGCAAGTTATGAGAGGGTCAAAAAGAATCAGGAAAAGCTGGCAAGTATCGCACAGGCACAGCAAAAAAACAATGAAGCGATTTCAAAGACCAAAACACAGCTTGCGGGTACACTGGGAACCTTTGCCGCCGTCGGTGCGGCGATCTACGCGGGACCCGTTCAAAAGTCGATAGAGTTTCAAACGGCGATGGCGAAAGTCGGAACAATAGCCGATCAAAACGTGGTTCCCTTATCGCAAATGCAGAAAGAAATTATCAATCTGTCAAACGCGCTGGGGGTCAACGCGAATGCGGTTGCGGAGGACGTTTACAACGCGATTTCAGCGGGGCAGAATACCGCCGACGCGGTGGGGTTCGTGGAAAAGGCGACCATGCTTGCAAAAGGCGGCTTTGCCGAAACAGGGCAAGCATTGGACGTTCTGACAACGATTCTGAATGCCTACGGCAAGGAATCATCGGAAGCGGAATCCGTTTCAAATATGCTGATTCAGACGCAAAACCGCGGCAAAGTTACCGTCGCGGAATTGTCGTCGGTCATGGGCAAGATCATTCCGACCGCAAACGCAAACAACGTCGCGTTGGAACAGCTATGCGCGGGCTATTCAATCATGACTTCCCGCGGCATTGCCGCCGCCGAAACGACAACATACATGAACAGTATGTTGAACGAATTAGGGAAAAGCGGCACGACGGCGGACAAAGTATTGCGACAGGCCGCGGGCGGAAGCTTTAGTGAACTAATGGCGCAGGGGAACAGCCTTGCGGACGTACTGAACATCTTACAGACGGAAGCGGACAAGAGCGGGAAAACCCTTGCAGATATGTTCGGAAGCGCGGAAGCGGGCAAAGCGGCCCTTACGCTGATGGCAAACGGCGTTGAGGGGTTCAACAGCGAAGTTTCCGCAATGGTAGACAGCACAGGGGCGGCACAAGCCGCCTATGAAAAAATGATGGACACGACGCAAGCGAAGATCGACAAGGCAAAAACCGCGTTATCGAACCTTGCAATCGTGCTGGGCAATACCTTTTTGCCCTATGTGACGACCGCGGCGGAAAAACTGTCCGGGCTGGTCACGAAGTTTTCGGAATGGGCGCAGGAAAACCCGGAATTGCTGTCAACAATCGTTAAAGTTGCCGCCGCCCTTGCGGGCCTGAAAGTCGGTGCGCTTGCCGGGAAGCTTGGATTCTTGGAGATCAAAGGCGGCGTTCTTGCGGTTCAAGGCGCATTCACGAAGTTAAAAGCATTTGCCGGAGCGGGCGGAGGTATAAAAAGCCTGTTTTCGGGGTTAGGAGGTATCGGAGGAAAGCTTTTGCCCATTGTCGGCATAATCGGCGGCGTTGCCCTTGCAATCAAACTGATTTCCGGCAACCTTGAAGAAGTGCGCGGCTGGATTCAACAGACATTCGGCGACGGTGCGCTGGCCGTCTTTGATAAAGTGTGGGGCGTGATTCAGAACGTCGGCGCGGCAATCAAGGGCGTTTTCAGCGGTGAAAATATGGGGAATGCCCGCAATTTCTTTCAAGAGCATTTCGGCGACGCGGGCGTTGCCGTGTTCGATTCAATCATCGGCGTTGTGGAACAGCTAAAAGCAATTTTGCCGGGCTTGTTAGACCAGTTCGGACAGCTTGCAACTTCCCTGCTTCCCGTTATTGGGAGCCTGATTCAACAAATTGTACCTTTAATTGGGGAAATCATTGCAACGGTGCTTCCCGTACTGTTTGACCTTATCGCACAGTTATTGCCCGTCATAGGGCAGATTGTGGAAGCGATCTTGCCCGTGCTGATTCAGCTTGTCGAAACCCTTGTACCCATCATCATGCAGATTATAGAAGCGGTGCTTCCCATTCTGCAACAGCTACTTGAAGCACTAATGCCGATTATTCAGCAGATCATAGACGGGATTTTGCCCGTTGTGATCGACCTGATTATGATGGTGGTTTCGGCGGTTATGCCGCTGGTAGAAATGATTCTGCCATTACTGCAACAGTTACTTGAAGCCCTTATGCCTATTATTCAGATGGTGGCAGAGTTGTTCGGGAATCAGTTAGCGACAGCCGTTACAATGATTTCCGGCATTATAGACGGGCTGACACAGATTTTGAGCGGGCTAATTACCTTTATCACGGGAGTTTTTACAGGCAACTGGAAGCAAGCGTGGGAGGGTGTGAAAAGCATTTTCAGCGGTATATGGGAATCAATCAAGAGCATTTGCACAGGCGTTGTAAACGGAATTATCAATGTGATAAATACCGTGATCGGCGGGCTGAACAGGCTTAAAATTCCCGATTGGGTCCCCGGAATCGGCGGAAAAGGTATCAATATTCCCTTGATTCCCGCGCTGGCGAAAGGTTCAAGATTTACCCCCGACACATTCATTGCGGGTGAAGCCGGGGCAGAACTTATCACAAACGCCCGCGGGCGGACCGTGTTTACAGCGGCGCAGACCGGGCGAATCTTTGACAACATCAACGCGGCCCGCGAAGCGCAGGACGGAACGACGGTTGTTACTCTGCTTCCTCTACTGCAAGCCGCGCTTTCGGCGGCACGCGTCGGAGCGGGCGGCGTGTCGGCCCCGTCCGTGACAGCGGCAGAGCCGCGGGGCGCGGGTATCGTCATTCACAGTGCGCCCGTTTTCCACGTTGGAAGCGACGCACAGGCGGAGGACATAGAAGCAATATTGAACGAGCGGGACGAAAGACTTTTGAACGAGTTTGACGACCGCATGAAGCAACAGGAAGAGGACGAAAGGCGGCGGAACTATGACTAAATACACCACCATTGCCGGGGATATGTGGGACGGAATCGCCTACAAGACGCTGGGCGACGAAGCCTATACCGACAAGCTGATAAAAGCGAATCCACAGTTTCGCCGCCTTGTCATTTTCCCCGCAGGAATCACGCTTGATATTCCAGAGCCGGAAGCGCGGATTCCGGCAGAGTTGCCGCCGTGGAAAAGGGGGCGGACGCTATGAACGCAAGACGGGCAGAGGTCCGCTTGACCTTTGAGGGCGTGGACATTTCGGCGGACATTAACAAACACTTGCTTTCGCTGACCTATACGGACAACGAAGAGGATAAAACAGACGATTTGCAATTATCCCTTGACGACCGGGAGGGCGTGTGGCTGGGCGATTGGCTGAACGCCGACGCACAGCCCGCCCCGGCCCCGGCAAAGAAAGATAGTGAAAGCGGCGGCTGGAAGATCGGCGACGAAGTAACCGTAAGCGGCAGGCCGCAATATAGCAGTTACGGAAACGGCAACCCCGGCGCGACGCTTTCAAACTATCAGGGGAAAATAACACACCTGAACTTGAAAAGCGGTATTCCATACCCCATCCACGTCGATCAAAAGGGGTGGTTCGCCGAAAGTCAAGTAACAAAGACCGCGGCAAAACAAGACACCATGACGCAGAGCGGCGGCGCAAAGGGCGCAGAGATTTCCGCGGTTATCATTCAAAAGAATTGGGAATCAGACGGGAAAGACCGGGTTCTTGATTGCGGCGTTTTTCAGGTTGATAGCGTGGACGGCAACGGCCCGCCCGCGAAAGTCACAATCAAGGCCGGGTCAATCCCCTATACTTCCACAATTCGGACACAGAAAAAGACAAAGGCATGGGAGAAAATCAAGCTTTCGGGCATTGCAAACGAAATAGCCGCCGCAAACGGCTTGAAATGCCTGTTTGAATCGGATTTTGACCCACTTTACAGCCGCCGGGAGCAAGTGACAGAATCGGACATTGTATTTTTGCAAAGGCTTTGCAAAGCCGCGGGAATTTCCTTAAAAGTTACCGCGAAAATGATTGTTCTTTTCGACGCGGCGGCGTATGAGCAAAAAGACACGGTGCGGACGATCAAGCGCGGCGACGGCGACTATTCAAAATATACATTCGGGACCAGCTTTCACGACACGGCTTACAGCAGTTGCCGGGTCAAGTATACGGACCCTGCTTCAAAAACGACCTATGAAGCAACCTACAAGGCCCCTGACGCAGAAAAGGACGGAAGCGGACAGGTGCTGGAGGTAAACGAAAAGGTTTCAAGCAATGCGGAAGCCCTGACCCTTGCAAAAAAGCGGTTGCGCGAAAAAAATTCACAAGAGTTCAAAGCAAGCTTTAATCTTGCGGGCGACGCGCGGCTGGTGGCGGGGGTAACTGTCAAAGTTGAGGGGTTTGGAGCGTTCGACGGAAAGTACATCATCGAAACCGCGTCGCACACGATTTCGTCGAGCGGCTATAAAACTAATATCACATTGCGGCGCGTCTTGGAGGGTTACTAATGGGCGAACTAACCGCATTAAAGAATATTATTCGAGCGGGCTGGGTTTCGTCCGTGGATATTGCGGAACGGACCGCCCGCGTTACCTTTAAGGACAAGGGCGACACGTTCGTTTCCGGCCCGCTGAAAGTGCTTAAAAACCCGCCGTGGGTTCCCGAATATTACGCCCCGTATCGGACGGAGTACGAAAGCGGCGGGAGCGGCGACGCGGCCTTTCAAAGCCACAAGCACGACTTGATTATAAAGCCGTGGTTGCCGTCACCCGGCGATTTTGTGCTTTGTATCTACTTGCCAAACGGCGACGGCGACGGGTTCGTGATTGGGGGGATTTAAGAAATGGCCTTGATCGGGTGCTGGGGCGACATTACCTTTGCCGTTTCCAGAAATGAAGTAAAGACGTTTACGGGCCTGAAATGGGACAGCGGCGCGAAGTATTCGACCCATGACAGGCATTTGAAAGAGCCGCTTTTGGAGTACACAGGGCGGGAAGTGGAAAGCATGAGTTTTTCCATGTTCTTTTCCGTCTTTTTAGGCGTGAATCCCATTTCAGAGGTTGCAAAACTGCTTCAAGCAATGCGCTGGGGAGAAGTTCACCCGCTTATCATCGGGCCGAAAGCCTACGGCACAAACAAGTGGGTTATTACGAAAGTTTCGACTTCCCTTGACCGTTACGACAACCGCGGCAATCTGCTTGTTTCAAAAGTAAGCGTAACAATGAAATCATATTCCAGCAGATAAAGGGGTGAGAAAATGGCGTACATTGTGAAAGCCTACGACTTAACGAAAATCAATCTTGCGCCCGCAACACGGGAAGAAGAGATTTTGCAGAATGTAGCGGTCATTATCTCGACCCCGAAATTTTCCGTTCCTCTTGACAGGGGGCTGGGCATGGCACAACGGTTTCTTGACAAGCCGATTCAGACGGCCCAGCCTATCCTGATTTCAGAGGTTTTAGAAGCGGTGGAACAATACGAACCACGGGCGCAGATCGGCGACGTGACTTTTGAATTAGGGGAACGGCCCGGCGCGTTGATTCCAGTTGTGGAGGTGAACATAATTGACGACGAATAACCGGGGCTATCCCGAAATTTCATTTGTAGACACGGACACGGCGACACTTGAAAACGCCCTGATTCAGTCTTACGAAGCATTCACGGGGCGGACGCTATACCCGGCAGACCCCGCGCGTCTGTTTATCCTTTGGGTGGCGGACATTATCATTCAAGAGCGGGTCAACATTGATTTTTCGGCAAAACAAAACGTGCCGCGGTATGCAGAGGGGGAATATTTAGATTCCCTTGCA